TGAATAATCTGCTGTTTCTTTTTTAAGAAACGCTGTGTCGTAAGATTGTATGACGTGTTGTAGTTGTGGTATCTCTTCTGCCGTATACTTACGCCACCACTCACGTTTTAATATTGCTCCTTCTTCTGCTGTTGGATTTTGCATCCACTGTGCGTTCCATTTTGCAACTGGTAATGTTGCTTGTACTTTCTCAAGTTCATCTAACTTCCAATACTCAGGCCACACTGGTTTTGGTTCTGATCCGTGATCCATGATTGCTGGAAATTCGATCACGTGCCATTGATCAGCTTTGGCTTCTGTTTGGTTCTTGATCAACATACCTGTTAAATCTTTTTGACTCCAACGTGTCATAACTAAAACTATTTTACCACCTGGTTGTAAACGCTGAC